CCGCACCCAGTATTTCAGAGGCGTACTGGTGTGTTTTTTTGTAGCCTTTTGCGATAAGGAAAATTATGGCTGAGATTTTGATTAGTCAATCGTTAGATACGAAAGACATATCTGTGTTACCTGAGAGTGCTGAAGAAAAAGCACGACAAGTTCCCGATCCTGTTACCTATCATCTTCTGTGCGTTCTTCCAGAAGCTGAAGAGGAATACGATAGTGGACTAGCAAAAGCAAGTCAGACCATGCAATATGAAGAGTTACTGTCGCCAGTGCTTTTTGTGGCAAAGATGGGGCCTGATGCTTTTAAAGACGAGAAACGATTCCCCTCTGGGCCATCGTGCAAGCAGGGAGATTTTGTTTTGGTACGTCCTAATACGGGAACACGCATCAAAATTCATGGCAAGGAGTTCCGAATCATTAATGATGACTCTGTAGAAGCCGTTGTGCAAGATCCTCGCGGTATAACCCGTGTATAAGGAGTAAAACATGGCTGAAATAGAGAAAACCGAGTTTGAATTTCCCGATGAAAAGGAAAATCCACGCAAAGGTGGCAGAGTTATTGATACAGATCCCCAGCTCAAGATCGAAATGGAGGAAACTCCTGATACTGAGATAGAAGTTGTAGACGATACACCTACTGAATCCAAACGTCACAAGAAAATGGACGATGCTCCGAAGGATTTAGACGAAGATGAGCTTAATAGCTACGGCGAAAAGGTTCGGAAACGTTTACAACACCTCCAAAAAGGGTATCACGAAGCCAATCGCAAGGCGGAACAGGCCGACAGAGAGCGAGAAGAGGCTATAAGGGTTGCCCAATTGATGGCCGATGAGAACAAAAGTCTCAAAGGTTCACTCAGTCAGGGTCAATCTGCCTATATTGAGCAGTCTAAGAAGGTCTTAGCCAGTGAATTGGAGCAAGCCAAGCGTCAATATCGTGAGGCTTACGAGTCTGGTGATAGTGAAGCACTGGTAAATGCCCAAGAAAACCTCACTTCCGTGAAGATTAAGGCGGAAAGAGCTGAAAACTTCAGACCAGCACCTTTACAAGAGCAGGAAAATGAGGTAAAAACACAACAAGTTACTGCGCCACCCGTTTATGTTGATCAAAAGGCACAAAAATGGAGGCAAAATAACGAATGGTTTGGCGATGACGATGAAATGACTAGCTTTGCACTTGGCGTTCACGCTAAGTTAGCTAAACAGGGAGTCGATCTGAGTTCAGACGAATACTACGAGCGTGTAAATGCCCGTATGCGACAAGTGTTCCCAGATTACTTTGAGTCTGACGAACCCGCTGACGAACCTGAGAAGGTTGAAAAGCGCCAGAAATCAAATGTGGCACCGGCAACAAGAAGTTCTTCCCCTAAAAAGGTCGTTCTATCTCAAACCCAAGTAAATATCGCCAAGCGGTTGGGAGTTCCTTTGGAACTTTATGCCCGTAAGGTTGCGGAACAAATGAGGAATTTAGCATGAGTGAAGTCAAACAAACGAGAGCAAGCCGCGACACAGAAGTTCGCGCACAAACGGAGCGTACCCGTAAATGGATGCCTCCCCAACTTCTACCCGACCCTCATCCAGAGGACGGGTATGCGTTTCGTTGGATTCGATTGAGTACCCTCGGCTCGGCTGACACCATGAATATTTCCTCTAAATTACGCGAAGGTTGGGAACCTGTAAAGGCTTCTGAGCATCCTGAGATCATTCTTATGAGCGGGCAAGCTAATCGCTTTCCTGACAGTATTGAGATCGGTGGCTTGTTGCTTTGCAAAACCCCAGTGGAATTTACGCAAGACCGTGACGCGCATTTCCAGCGACAAGCTGAAGCGCAGATGGCCTCTGTGGATAACACTTATATGCGCGAGAGCGATCCTCGAATGCCTATGTTCAAAGAACGTAGCACCAAGGTAACTTTCGGAAAAGGTCTTTAATTTTTTTGGAGCTTTAAAACATGGCTTACCCCACTGTCTCTGCGCCATATGGCTTAGAACCTGTCAATAGAATTGACGGGATGCCTTACGCTGGCGCTATTCGACAGATTCCCGTTGCCGCTTCTTTTGCCACCGCCGTTTTTAACGGCGATACGGTTCAAATTGACAGCACCGGTTATCTGGTTCTTTCAACCACCACCAACTCCGGCACAATTGTCGGCGTAGTTGTCGGCGGTCAATATGTAAACTCTAGCGGCCAAACCGTTCAGAGCCAATATATTCCCGCTTCTGTAAGCACTGCCACCAACCTAGCTTATGCGTATGTTATTGATGATCCTATGGCTCTTTTTAAAGTAGCTGTTGTTTCTTCTGGAACTACCATGAGTTCTGCTGGCCGTACTGTAGTAGGTACTAACTTGGCATTGGTTCTTAACGCCGGTAGCACTACCACCGGTAATTCTGCCTATGCTGTAACTTTAACGGGTGCTGGTACTACTGCCACTATCCCAATTCGGGTGATTGATGTTGTGCCAGAAACCGCTACTGCGGCTGACACTTACACCGAGCTGTTGGTGAAAATCAACACGCACCAGTACAACAACACCACTGGTGTCTAAGGAGTAAGAAATGGCAATTTCACGCGCACAACTACTCAAAGAACTGCTCCCCGGCTTGAACGCATTGTTCGGTCTTGAGTACGCCAAATACGGCGAAGAGCATAAAGAGATCTACGAAACTGAGACATCAGAGCGTAGCTTCGAAGAGGAAACAAAACTGTCAGGCTTCTCTGCCGCACCAGTCAAGAACGAAGGCTCTGCCATCGCTTATGACAATGCGCAAGAAGCATGGACAGCTCGTTACAACCACGAAACCATCGCAATGGGCTTCTCCATCACTGAAGAAGCAGTGGAAGACAACTTGTATGACTCGTTGTCTAGCCGCTATACCAAAGCATTGGCGCGCGCTATGGCTTACACCAAGCAGGTCAAGTCAGCTTATGTGTTGAACAATGCGTTCACCACTACAGTGACTTACGGTGATGGCGTTACCTTGTGTAGCACCGCACACCCATTGATCTCTGGTGGCACCAACAGCAATCGTCCTACTACTGGCGCTGATTTGAATGAGACTTCTCTTGAGAATGCTGTCATTCAAATTGCTGGTTGGACAGACGAGCGTGGCCTCTTGATTGCGGCTAAACCACGTAAATTGGTCGTTCCACCTGCATTGATGTTCGTTGCTACTCGCCTCTTAGAGACTGAGTTGCGTGTCGGTACTACCGATAACGATATCAACGCATTGAAGAACAACGGTTCAATTCCAGAGGGTTACACAGTTAACCACTATTTGACCGACACCAATGCTTGGTTCTTGTGTACAGACGTTCCTAACGGTCTGAAGCACTTTGTTCGTACTCCGTTGCAAAACAGTATGGATGGAGACTTCGACACTGGTAACGTCCGTTACAAAGCCCGTGAGCGTTATAGCTTCGGCGTATCAGACCCACTAGGTATCTTCGGATCACCCGGTTCGTCTTAATAAAAAAATAGAGAAGGGGGTCACAAGCCCCCTTTTCTTTTTTCTGTTTTAGTGTATATTTAAGCAATCCGAGAATCATCGGTGTATCAAACAGGCTCGGCTGACCTCATGCAGATTGATACGCCATAACGCATGGAGATATTCTTATGGGATTCGCAACACACCTTGGCCCTTGGTTATTGGGTACTACAAAGAACACCACTGGCACTACTGCCGCCGCAACTCGTAACACAGGATGCACGGTTGTTTCTCAATCCGCAAACGTTGTATTTGGTACGCTGACTGGCAACGCAATTGCTATTCCCGCTGGATCACAAATCGTTGACGTTAAGGTTGTAACTACTGAAGTTTTCAGTGCGGCAACAACTCTTAAATTATCTAACGGTGGAACAGACTTCACCACCACAGGAACTATTACCAGTGTTGGTAGCGTAGCCTTGGGTGCTAACGCAACTACTCCAGCATTGTGGTTGAACACAGGCGCTGCCGATGTATTCATTACCTACACAATGGCTGGTACTGCTTTGACCACTGGCGCTGCTACGGTCATCATCACATACGCTGTGCGTGATTCAAGCGGCAATCAAACACAACCCGCTCAACAGCAGTAATTAATCTCAGGGGCTTCGGCCCCTATGTTTAAACAAGGAGATTAATATGATGCAAACAGACGTATTAGCGGTTCATAGAGAAACTACAGGCACGGTAGCGTCGGGAAGAAATAGGCTTAAAGGTCTTATTGTCACGCCCGGCGGCACTGCGGGGGACATTATTTTTAGAGATGGCGGCTCAGGCGGCACAGTACGTCTTCAATTTAATCTGTCTACCAACCAGTCTGCGTTCTCTGTTTTAGTGCCGGGTGAAGGGGTTTTGTATTTAACTGATATACATGTAACTTTGCCTACCGCTTCAAAAATCACGGTGTTCTATGGCTGATAAGAGTTTTAACTTGATTGGTCGCAAGCTAATGATTGCGATCCCTTGTTACGATGGCAAAGTAAACATCAGAACTGCTTTTGCTATTGCTGAACTTGTGCCTAAGTTAGACAAGATGGGTGTACGACTAAACCTCGTACATATGTCTGGCTGTTCAATCATTACTAAAGCACGGAACAAATTAGTCCGTAACTTTATGGAATCAGATTGCACAGACTTCTTGTTTGTAGATGCTGACGTAGTGATTAACACAGATGCTGTTACTAGGCTATTAGCCCTATCATCAGACAAAGATGTTGTGGCTGGATCATATCCACGCAGATCAAAAGATGCTAAATTCTTCCTTGATTTCTATTTAGATGAAGATGGTCAACTTGAGTTTGATGATCATGGCTTAATGAGAGTGGAAAGTGTTTCCACAGGATTTATGCTTATCCGCCGCCATGTAATAGAACACATGATTGAGAAACATCCAGAGTGGCAATATGCTGGTGATGGTGATGGTGAAACAGAACACGCACTATTTGACTTTATGATTCTTAACGGTCAGTACATTGGCGAAGACTATGCTTTCTGTTTGAGAGCAAGACAAGATGGATTTAAGATTTACTTAGACCCAATGATTAGTCTTCCACATATTGGCACAGAAGAATTTACACGCGACTTTGAGAAAGATGTTTTGCGTCCTTTATTAAAGGAACACGCAAAGCCTCAGTTGAAAGTTGCAAATGGCTAGTCCCGCATGGCAACGCAAGGAAGGCAAGAACCCCAAGGGCGGTTTAAACGCCAAGGGCCGAGCCTCTGCGAAGAAAGAAGGTCACAACTTGAAACCGCCTCAACCAGAGGGCGGATCAAGGCGAGACTCTTTCTGTGCAAGGATGAGTGGAATGAAAAAGAAACTGACATCCGCAAAAACAGCGAACAACCCGAACTCTAGGATCAACAAGAGTCTTAGAGCATGGAACTGTGCTGAAGGCGGTTACATAAAATCTGCTGACGGTATAGCCCAACGGGGCAAGACCAAAGGAAAAATGTGCTAATGGATGCAAATCTTATTTGGTCAGCAGTTTTGTCCATCGTGATGGGAGCATTTGGCTTCTTCATGCGGGAGAAACTCAGCCAAGTCAGAGACATGGGCGAAGACATTAAACGTGTTGAACGCCTACTAAACATAACCCGTGAGGAGGTAGCCCGTGATTACGTTACTCAAGCAGAAATTCAACGCATTACTGACCATATTGACCAACGCTTCAATCGTCTTGAAGCAAAGATTGACCAACTTATTCAACAAAGGGGATAGCAAATGAAAAAAATTAAGGGTTACGAGGGCGAAGAAGGCTCTATGGTAGATGGTAAAGACTTCGGTGGCTCTAGCGGCACTGGTAAATATGCACCAGAGCCAGCCGCTAAAAAGCAACGCACTGTTACCAAGGAAGAACTTGCCAAATCAGGTTTAAGTTTGCGTGACTTTTTAAATAAAGAACGTGGCCTTACTCGCCGTGGTGAATCAGCCGCTCCTATGCCGCCTCCTGTTCCTGCCGAAGTTACTCAAACAAGTGCGCCAGCTCCTGTTTCTGCTCCTGCTGATGTGACCAAAATGTCAGCCAATGAACGCATGAAACAAAGTATGGAAAGCAATCTTGCAGACGCTAGATCAGGTAGCGGTAAAACTGATACCAGATCTATTAATGAACGCATTCGCTCTTCTTCGGGTGCTGAAGCTATTGGTGATTTGCTTTCTAGAGCTAAACAAAATTACGAATCTACTAGACCAGTTAGCCGTCAAGTTCAAAAAGAACGTGAGCAGGCCGCCGCCCGTGGCAACTTGGCTAAAGGTGGAAAAGTTTCCAGTGCATCTAGCCGTGGCGATGGTATTGCCCAGCGTGGTAAGACTCGCGGGAAGATGTGCTAAATGCCAGCAAAGTCTCCGGCACAAAAGCGTTTTATGGATGCGGCGGCTCATAACCCCGCATTTGCAAAAAAGGTTGGCGTTCCTGTTAAGGTTGCCAAAGAGTTCAGCAAAGCCAGTAAAGGCGAAACTTTTAAAAGGGGTGGTGAAGTGGCTACAACTAAGATGGGTAAACCAGTAATGAAGGTTGGTATGAGTACCGCTAAAGTTGGTATGAAGAAGCCTACTCCTATGGCTGATACTGCTATGGCTGGATCAATGGGTATGCGAAATGGCGGGAAAGTTAAAAAGATGAATACTGGTGGACAACCAGTTCCTCCTTTGAAGCCCGTAAACTGGAGATCTATTTCCGATCCCGTTAAGCGTGAAGACGCAAGAGCAGACCAAGCGTATGAAAATTTAAAAAAATTAACGCAAGGTAAGGCTAAAGGCGGTAAAGTTTCCGCATCCGCCCGCGCTGATGGCATTGCTTCTAAAGGCAAGACCAAAGGCAAACTCCTTAACAAAGGTGGAATGGCAAAGAAATATTGCTAAACAAGCAGTAATTTAAAAAGGTTTAATATGCCAAAAGCTACGCCCCAACACTTAGACGATCCCACTTACTACAAAGACTACAAACCGCCAGTTGCGGGTAGTGGGATTAGGGTTGACAAAAATAAGCTAGAAGGTTCTGTAGATTTTCTTGACAGATCTCCCGCAGATCGTAACAGGCCACCTGTTAAAAAAGAAGACTTTATGGGGTCAAAGCCAAGCAAGGATATGCCCGAAGGCGCACAGACTTTGCCATACAAGTTTAACAAAAAAGCAGAGTCAGAGATAAAAATGGTGCCTTTAGCAACGGGCGGAATGGCCTCTAGACGCGCTGATGGTATTGCTACCAAGGGTAAGACTAGGGGAACAATCGTTGCCATGTGTGGCGGTGGCTATTCAAAGGGTAAGAAATGAGAGCAAGTCGTGGTATGGGGGATATAAACCCCTCAAAGATGCCCACTGGAAAGCGTAAGGCTAGACGGGATGACACTGACTTTACGCAATATGCGGAAGGCGGGGTTATTGGCTTGTATGCAAATATTAACGCCAAGAAAAAACGTATAGCCAAAGGCTCTGGTGAGAAGATGCGTAAGGTTGGTAGCAAGGGTGCGCCTACAGCGCAAGCATTTATTCAATCTGCAAAGACTGCTAAGAAATGAGTTACACCACTGGCGCAACCGCATTTAACATGGACTTCACGGAGATTGCCGAGGAGTCATGGGAACGTGCGGGTCGAGAAATGCGTACAGGCTACGATCTAAGGACGGCTCGTAGGTCAATGAACATAATGACCATTGAGTGGGCTAATCGTGGTTTAAATATGTGGACGATTGAGCAAGGCGTAATTGACCTAACGCCCGGATTGAATACTTATTCTTTGCCATTGGATACTATTGATCTGCTAGATCATGTAATTCGCACAGGCGCTAACTCTGCAAGCACCCAAGCTGACCTCACAATCAGTCGTATTAGTGTTTCTACCTACGCCACTATTCCTAACAAACTAACTGAGGCTCGTCCTATTCAGATATGGATTCAGCGTTTGTCTGGAGAAACTAGCCCGACTACTTTGGCTACCAATGGAAACGTTACCATTAGTGCCACAACAATTACGCTAACTTCCACTGCTGGATT